TGGGTCTTTCATAAATTACTTGACACATATAACAACATATTATAGTATAGGGCAACAAATGTCAACCTTATGCAACTAAGGGATTATCAAAATTTAGCAATCTCTAACATAAGAAAGTCTTTTAAAGCAGGCAACAAAAATGTGCTGCTTACTCTTCCTACAGGTGCAGGCAAGACTGTTATATTTTCTGAAATAACAAGACTTGCAGGGCTAAAAGGTTCTAATGTTCTTATACTCGTACACCGAAAAGAATTAATAGATCAGGCTGGCGATAAATTAACTAAAGCTAATGTTAAGTACGGAATAATTGCAGCAGGCCGTAAGGAATTTAAGAGTAATGTACAAGTTGCATCTGTGCAAACTTTAATTAATAGACTAAACAATCCAGATCAGTTTGATCTAATAATTATTGATGAAGCTCATCATTCAGTAGCTAATTCTTGGCGAAAGATATTTGATTTTTACAAAAAAGCAATAAAACTTGGAGTAACTGCTACACCTATGAGAATGACAGGTGCAGGGTTAGGAGAAATATTTGATAATCTTATAGTTGGCTCTACTATTCCAGTACTTGTAGAACAAAAATATTTAGCTGAACATGAAGTATATGCACCCCCAAATAAGCTAAATTTAGACAAAATAAGGACAATTAGAGGTGATTACAGCAAAAAAGAGGTAGAAGATGAGTTAGACAAGGTTGATATTGTTGGTGATGCAGTAGAGAATTATCGAAGACTTGGACAGAATAAACCAGCTATCGCATTTTGCATATCAGTAAAACATGGACAGTATGTGACTAATAAATTTAAACAGGCTGGATATACAGCAGAACTTATTACAGGTTCTATGAAATCTGACGAAAGAAAAACATTAATAGATAATTTTAAAAATGGAAAGGTACAGATATTAGTTTCTATAGATGTAGTATCAGAAGGATTTGACGTTGAGGGATGCTATGTCGCTATTCTTCTTAGACCAACACAATCAGAAGCTTTATATATACAACAGGTAGGTAGAGTTTTAAGGCCAGAACCTAATAAAGTTGCAATAGTTTTAGATCATGTAGGTAATACAAAACGTCATGGATTTGTTGATGATATAAGAGAATATGATTTACACCAAAAAGCAAAAACAAAAAGAAAAGGAGAACTCGCACCAGCAGTAGAAACTTGCGAGGTTTGTTTTGCAGTATATAGACCACAACCAATATGTCCTGTATGTGGACATCAAAAAGAAACAAGAAAAAGAGAAATTACATATGAAGAGGGTGAGTTAGTAAAGATGAAAAAAGAATTGAGATTAGATGAAGGAGATCCAATTATAGAAAAATCTACAGGTGCAAAATTATATTTTTATGCTTGGGATGATGACCAAAGAAAAACAGGTTTTCAGTTTTCTTTAGACCGCAAAAATCCAAGTGCTAAATGTTTTACAGAAGCACAATTTAAAGATTTTTGTAAAAAAGACTTGTATGGTATTCATTCAAAACATACAGATTATGCAAAGAAAAAATTTACAGAACAATTTTTAAGTTTAGTAAGATTAGCAGAAGTAGACATTGATGATATTGCTGTAATTAGATCAGAACAACAACGCAGAAAAAAGTTAGAAGAATGGAGTTGTAAGACATTAAAGGATTGGATGAGACTCGCAGAGAAACGTGGTCATAATCAATTCTGGGCTAAGAAAAGATGGGAACTTAGAAAGAAGCAAAAACCTAGAAATAACTACAATGATGACCAGTTCTTTGGGTTCTGATGTCATAGGTCGGTAAACTAGACAGTTAAATTAGTTGACATAACTAGATCTTGTTTATATAGTGATGTTACAGATCGCAAAAGTGATGACACTAACAGCACAAGAAATTACAGCTAGACTTACTGAGCAGTACAAAGATGTTCAAGTAGGTATTGAATTTATTACTCCAGAACAGGCTCAAATTTATATGGGTCGTAATTTTAAAAATAATAGAAAAGTTGTTCTAAGTAATATTTTGGAATTAGAAAAAGAAATGAAAACTGATCGTTTCATTCTTTCTGATTCTGCTATTTGTTTTAATACAGAAAATGTATTAGTAAATGGACAGCATAGGTTACTAGCAGTTATAAAAACTGGCCTTACACAACCTTTTTTAGTTGTAAGAAATTTGCCTGATAAATCTAAGTTAATTATGGATGTTGGTAAGTCGAGAGTTATGCACGACAGGATTACTGTAAGTGGTATCGCCATAAATAGAAAAGATTGTTCTATTATTCGTCATGCAATGGCTAGAGTAAATGTTGCTACTGGTGTACAACAATTTGCAAAACCTTGCCACGATAGTATTGTTGCTCAAACTTATCTAAAACATAATCAGTTTTTAAGTTATATAAATAAATTACATTGCTCAAAAACACGCAATATTTTTATTGCAGCAGCTTTAAAAATTTATGCAGAAATGATTTATAACAATCAATCTGGAAAGCGTAAGTTAAATCACGACATGACTCCGAAAGAAAGGGCAATTCATTTTTTAAATATAGTTTCTTGTGGTATGGCATCACCTATAAATGGTGTAGATAAGGATATTAAACCTGTAGATAGGGCAGCACAATTACTTTATAAAAAAACTTGTGATAGATCTTTAAAATCTTCTTATTGGAATAGTGCTGATGCTTGGGCTTATACATTAAGATCAGCATTTCATTTTATGTGTGGTACAGATACAAGTTACATAAGACAAGCATTAGAAGACCCTTTTAAAGTATTTATTGATCTTCCATCTACAAATGAGATAATGGAAATATCATCAACGCAAGCCACTAATTTAACTTAGTGGTTTGTACAAACCTAACTAATTTTTATAACATGGATGACAAAAAATATGTTCGAGTTATTTTTCAACTCGAACCAGATCGGCATGAGTTTGTAAAACGAGAAGCCGATAAAAATGGTGTGTCTACTAGCCAATATCTACGAAATCTTGTTAGAGAAAAATATTATAGTGGCAGATTTAGTTCTATGTTTGAAGAACAACGACAAGAAAAACTAGATGATGGTTTTGAGCAAGACACACAAGCTATGTTAGATAAACTCCGAAGCAAGTTTTCTGATAAACCAGATTATTCTTATAAATAATGTATTATGGAAAAAACTACATCGTTAGATGTCAAACCAAGAGACAGTCTTACAACAAAATATAAGGTTAGCTCTTGGACAATATTCTGACTTACGTTTATTTCGCAACGAAACTGGAAAACTTCCAGATCCTAGAACAGGGAGATGGGTACAGTTTGGATTGGCAAAGGGTAGTTCTGACCTTATTGGTTTTAAGACTGTCAAGATTACTCCTGAGATGATAGGACAAGACTTGGCAGTCTTTTGTAGTGTCGAAGTTAAAACAAATACTGGACAACTCTCAAAAAACCAACATAATTGGCTTCAAGCTGTTAAGAAAGCTGGAGGAATTACAGGGGTAGCTCGTAATGTAAGAGATGCCTTAGAAATACTCAAGGTTAACTAACGCTTTTAAACATACCTATTATCTTTATGTCTGCATTTGAGTTAGACCGCAGCCAATGGCGGTCATTTTTAGAACTTCTTGGAAAAGATATTCGTAAAGTTCGTTTAAGATCATTCTTTCCTAAAGGTCATCCACTAAAAGAAAGAGATCGTGGTAAAAAATCTAATGCAAATGGAGATTGGATAAAACATTGCCAAGAAGAAGGTAGAGGTGTTTATCTCGTAATTAATGATGGCGAGGATACAGATTCCTCGATAACAGGATGTAGAGCATTTTTTTATGAGCATGATGATATACCAAAATCAGAGCAAATTTATATTTGGAAAGAGTTAGGCTTGCCAGAACCATCAATACAAATAGATACAGGAGGTAAGTCAATTCATAATTATTGGATATTAAAAAAAGCAATAGAACCAGAGACTTGGAAGCCTATACAGGAAAGATTACTAGATTATGCAGATGCAGATAGGGCTTTGAAAAACCCATCAAGAGTGATGCGTTTGCCCGGAACTTATCATATGAAAGATGATGGTACTCATGGTGGTATGACTACGATTATTCATACATCAGATAAAAAATATACAGTAAAAGATTTAGAGAAATGTTTGCCAACAAAAAGACAATATGAAAAAAATAAAGAATCTGTAGAATTTAAAGAATATCGTAAAGAAGATTTTGCGACAGTACAAAAAGCACTCGCACACATACCACCAAGAACACCCGGCTCCAACACATATCATATGTATCGCAATATTTTATGGGGTCTTATAAAAGCTTGCGAAGATGCAGGCAAAAGTTCTGCTGATGCAATAACTCTTATGAAAGAACACTCGCCAGCATGGGGAGGACTCGATCAAGTTGCTAAGTCTGGAGGGCAAAAAATAGAAGCTAATAGCTTTTGGTACTGGGCGATGCAACATGGTTATAAGCCACCAAAGGTAATGAAAGTTATAAATCCAGATAATCCAGATAATCCTACATTAGTTCACTCAGATAAATTACAAAAAATAGAAGCTAATGAATTATTAAATCTGTTAAAGACTCGCAGAGACAATGGCGAACACGCATTTAGATACAACATATTTACTCAACAAATAGAATTAAATGGAGAAGTTTGTCAGGGGTCAACTTCTATAGATAGATATTATCTCGAACTTGCAAGACAAGGTTATAAATGTAATAAGGATACAGCATTTGATTGTGTTGTGCAGATAGCAAGAGAATATGAATACAATCCTGTAGTTAATTATTTAAATAAAGTTTATAAAACTGTATCGCCTGCTTATATCGACAGACTCGCAAGCACTTATTTAAGACCAGAAGATGCACATCTACCAGAACCAACTATCTATGATGATATGTTGAAAAAAACTCTTATTGCAGCAGTAACAAGAGCCTATGAACCACCACATAAATTTGATAATGCTTGTGTTTTGTTAGGAGAACAAGGGTCAAGAAAATCTACATTTTGGTCTGTATTGGGAGGAGAGTTTTTTAGTGATGGACTTAGAGACATTAACGGAAAAGACTCACTTATGATCTTGCATAGAAGTTGGATCTGCGAAATGGCTGAACTAGAAGCCGTAACTTCTAAAAAAATGGCAGGGGAGATAAAATCTTTTTTATCTCAAGAAACAGATGTTTTTAGAGTTCCTTATGGCAAAGTTACTGAGGCATTTCCTAGAAGAGGAATTATTGTTGGAAGTACGAACAGACATGACGGATTTCTTGTAGATGAGACTGGGAATCGTAGATTTTGGATAATCAAGCTAGGAGAAAATATTGGAATCGAAAACCCTATAGATTGCGAGGGATTACTTGCAGAGAGGGACTCGATATGGTCGGCTGTCGTGATGGCTTACAAGAATGGCGAGACTACATACCTTACAAAAGAAAACGAATTAAAAGTAAATGAGGAAAATTTAGATTATTTAATCGAATCGCCTTGGAAAGCTGTTATCGAATCTTTCTGCGAAACACCACAAAACTTTCATAGAGAATTAACAACAGAACTTGTTTTGTCTGAAGCTATTGAAAAGCCAATCGAAAGACAAACAAGATACGATCAAATGCAAGTTGCAACGATTTTAAAGAATCTAGGCTACGAAAAAAAGCGTAGAGGAAGTAGGGGCTGTCGCAAATGGGTCTACATTCGAGACTCGGAGCGTGTCTTAACCTCTGTGTGAGGTTAGTACACGCTATGGACACCGCAAACAATGTCAAGACTTGCGATATAGAGCGTGTCTATAGTGTCTATACCTTTTACTATAAAGTATAATAAGTAAGGAGAGAGGGGAGTATAGGGAGCATATAGGGGAAAAATAGGGGTTTAGGAAACTCTATAGGGAAGGTCGGCACACATAGGACACTATGGACACCTAATAAACACCTAGTCTCACACTTTAAGACTTGCTAATATATAAAAAAACAAGACTCGATATGAAAAGTGCAGCCATAATATATGACTTTAGTAAAATCAAAAAAAGACTTAATGTTTATGAAAAAAGTCAGTCTGAATTTGCTGCAAAAAGAACTTTGACAAAACTTGGAAAGGAATTAAAAGGTAAAAATGGATTAATAGCTCAAACATATTTAGGTAAACATGGGTTTAAACCTTTTGAAAGTGCTGTTTTTTTTACATTAAATAGTACTTTTACAAAGCAAAGTGGATTAAGTTTATTTGTTGGAGTTAAAGATGTAATCGGTAAAGGCAATCCAGCAGGTAAATATCTTTACCCCCCTATAGGTGGAGGTTCAACAAAAGCATATGGAACTTTATTTACTCAATTTTTAAAAAATAGAAGTTATATGAATCAAGGTGATTATCCATTTGCAGTAACACAGAGTAGATTTATTAAAATGGGAAAAAATAATAGGGTCACAAAATCAACTTATTCAAATACTATGATTGCACTTGGTCAAACAAGAGATAAAGTAATACCGCCTAAATCAAGAAAAAATGGAAAAATTCAAGATGCAAGAGTAATTGCTTTTAGAAGTGATACTGGAAAATATAGAAAAGGTATATATAGAGAAGTAACACCAAGTAGAGGTAAGTACAGATCATACTTATCACCATTATTTTTATTTAATCCACCCCCAAGACAAAACCCACAATCAACATTTAAGATGAGAGTAAAAAGACTTGCAGATGATAGATTTTATAAATATTGGAAAGAAGAGATAAAAAGACTTGCAAAGTAATAAGTTTAATACTACAATAGTATTATTATCTTTATCATAATTATGTCAATCGCAGACGAATTAGCAAAAGAATTTTTATATCACAATGATCTTTATAGAGCAGGTAGATCAATAATATCTGACAAACAATTTGATGCGATAAAGCAAGCACTTATAAAATCTAACCCAAAACACCCTGCACTTAAGAAAGTAGAAGAGGGTTGTGTATTGTCAGGACTTGGTACTTTACCTTTTGCAGAGTGGTATTCTTATCTACCAAAAAATACACCTGTAATTGTTGAGCCTAAGATAGATGGCTGTGCTATGGCTGTTAGATATGTAGATGGTTTATTGGTTAAAGCATGGACTCGCAAAGGTATAGATAAAACATATTGCATGAGAATGATTGAGGATTTACCGAAACATATTATTGCAAAAGGTACTGTTGATATTAGAGGAGAGTTATATGGCAAGGGGCTTATACCTGCTAGATCACAGAGACTCGCAGCAGGTCATTTACGCAAGAAGCAACCATCAGGCATGGGCTTGTCTTTTTGTGCTTTTCAAATATTTGATGCTAAGGGTACAGAAATCTCTAACCTACAACAACTTGTTAAGTGGGGTTTTCATGTATGCGGTCATATTAAAGTTAACAAAGATGTTGTAAATAAAGTCAAGCAATTACATAGTCAATGGCAAGACTCGTTGATATTTAGTCGCTATCCAACTGACGGAATCGTTGTTAAGGTTTTAGATAAAGACTTGCAAGATAAAATTGGCAGAACTTCAATTGCACCAAGTTGGGCTACAGCTATTAAAGATACATGGAAAAAGACTTGGTAGGTTGACTACTAAGTAAGTATCGAGTATTATAACAGTAGTTTATATTTTATCAACTATGTCAAATCAAAGGCAACAAGTTAATTGCCGAATAGAAGAATCTACTTTAACTAAATTAAAAGCACTCGCCAATGGTTACAAATACAAGGCTTGCCCTACTTGTGGCAGGGCTTGGGACTTGCATGGGGGAGTTAAGACTGACCCTGTACAACATAGTGTTCTAGCAAGTCAGTTGCTAGAAAAAGCTATTGACCAATTATTTCAAGACAGTCAAAACTAATTGTTACGATTTTGTAACAAAGTACTATACAAGTACTAACTTATCCTGTACATTAAAAATGTATTTTATCTTTATCTTTATTAATGACAACATCAGTTAAACCTAAAAGAAAATTACTCGGCACATTAGCTTTCTCTCAAAAAGTTAACGAGTATCAATTATTTAGTTCTGTTAGAGAACAAGACATCAGATCAAAAATGATGTTACACGCAAGCGGAGATTGGGGTGATCTAGCACCAGAAGACGCAGAGACTAACAATCAGGTAGTTAGAAGTAGTAATGGTGGCAGATTACATTCTGTTTATAAATTGCAAGACAACAAAACTATTTGGATTATTACATCAGGCTATGGTCTTACCAAAGATGACATGGACTTGACTCAGTTTTCCGAACAGGATTATTGCAACACAGTAGTTTTATTTCCAGAGGAGTATTAATAAAATGCACCATATCAAACTTACTACTGAGGAATTGTTTGAGATAGTAGAAATGCTAGGAGACAAACTTCAATACAACCAAGATCTAATTCCTTTATATAAGAAATTAGCATCTATAGAAATTCCAAAAGGAAAAGAAAATCTCGATTATGAGATTCCAGAATATCAGCCAACAAGGAGGTTTTAACAATGGCAATCAAACTTTATGAATACATAGATAAAGCTATCTATAACTATGCGTCTTGTTATGATTCACCAGATACAAGTGAGAATGAAGAATTTTCAGATGCACTCGTTGATGTTATTGATCTTATAAGAAATTCATCTATCGGAGAGTTAGAACTCAAAGAAGAAGATGATTATGATGACGAGGAGGAGGAAGAATGACAAGAGAGATGTTATTTCTATGTGATGTACTCGAGGCATGGTGCAAGAAAAACAATTTTCCACGCAGATGTGCAAGTGATTTACTTCACAATGCAGATACTAAAGACAGGCTCACAGGTAATCAATCTTACTGGCTAGAAAGTTTTATCTCTACATGGGATATTGTTAGTCAAAATTCATAGGAGATTAAACAATGACACTAACTTATGAGCAAAAAGTTTATCAATGGGCATCAGGTCATTATTTAGATGATGATGTACCTGATAGCTTTTTTAAATTAACAAGTGATGAACAGTTTAAATATTTAAAAGATAATGCTTGGCAATTCTTTGAAGATTGTCGTGGCAAAGATATACATCAATACATTTGGTCTTTATCTAATGATGTAATTATGAAAAGAGTTCCAGATGAGCCTTAAAGATCAATATATAGTTCGCAAGCTTAGTACGAATGAATATGTTGAGTGGTTTACACAAAAACATTATGCAAAACGTATTCCAAGTGTTTCTCATGCTTATGGACTATACAAAAATAAATTTATTGTTGGTATTTGTAGCTACGGAAGACCAGTTGCTCATACTTTAGTTAAATATGCTTTTGCAGGCAAATTTCAAGATACTTTTTTGGAGTTAAATAGATTAGTTGTTGATGAAGGTTTAGAAAAAAATGTTTTATCTTTTTTTGTATCTCAAACGCTAAAACAATTATCGACACCAAATGTTGTTGTAAGTTATGCAGATACATCTCTACATCATCATGGTTATATTTATCAAGCTTGTAATTTTATTTATACTGGACTTTCAGCAAAAAGATTTGATTATAAGGTTAAAGGACTTGAACACTTGCATAGTGCATCTTTGATGGACAAAGTAGGCAGAGGACTCGCAAAGGGTAAAATTTTAAAACTTAGAGAAATGTATGGAGATAGATTATATACTTTAGATCGACCAAGAAAACATAGATATTTTTATTTTTTAGGGACTCGCAAGCAAAAGAAATCTATGAGAGACTCGTTAACTTACGCAATAGAGCCATATCCAAAAGGTGATAATGTACGATACGATAGTTACGATAATATAAACAGACAAGGAATATTATTCTAATGTAACAATTTGTTACAAAATACTGTAATAATACTAATAGTTAAAAATATAAGCTATAGTAAGAATGTTCACGCAACTATCTTTTATCAAATGACAGAAAAAAAACCTATTGCAAAAATCAACAGGAGTGATTTCCTTGATTGGAGATTCTCAAGTGATGATGATTTTGATTTCTTTGATGATTCATCAAATGTTATTGACGCTCTTCAAAAACAAGACAACTATCAAGTCAACTACAACATAGATGACATTTTTTACAACACAGGTTACTTGCCTTGTTATCTAATACAAAACTGGAAAGACATTTACAAAGAACTTTGCTTTACAGAAGAAGAGTATGACCCTGATGACAATGAGATCGACCCACCATCAGTTCATGTCGAGTGGACTACAGAAACAACGGAGGAGGAGTAATGACAACAACAACATTTACACAAGAGCAAATTGTTAAAAAATTTGTATATCTTGATTTACCAGAACAAGGTTATAACAATCAAGATTTTTATGAGATGTCAGACCAGACACTACGCTATGTACTTGCTACCTGTGAATTACCTTATACATATAATGGTAGAAAATTAAAAGAAGGTCAGGAAAAAAATAGATTCTACAACTGCATAGAATTTTATACTTACACCGAATCTCCTACAAATGAGTATTTTAAAGTCAACAATCCAAAGTTATTACAGGAACTTATGGATATGGATTACGATTCTCTCATGTATTATGTTGGGGACAACGAGTTCGAGTGGTTAGGTGCTGACTTTGAGCATATTGATGAATACTTAGGTTTTGTATCTTATATGCAAGACGAAGTGGAATTTATTGCGGGTGGTACACACAATGATGATGAATATATGGACATTATCAAACAATTTCCTAATAAAAGAAAAAATAGTAAATATGAAACAGCTATTGAAATTCTTATGTCATATGTCGAAGATGAACATACCAGAGACAATATCCTTATAAAGTTGACGGACATGGGAATTGATACAGCTTTTCTTGATAAGAAGGAGGAAAACTAATGAATCACAATGTCAGAGACAAGCATGGTAATTATGGCTATCAAGGAATACATAGAGTTAGAGTTGCAAAAACAACTACAGTTTATGAAATTTATGATGTTTCAGAAAATGATTATGAAGAAGCTCATAAGTTAGCACTTGATAAAGCTCAAGGTAGATTAACAGACGAGGCCAAATTAGTAGGCACTAAACATATACATGAAACCAAAGTAAGAGGCTCATTTTTGTACAACAGACTTTCTACTGAAGGAGACAGATTACAAAAGGAGATTTTTCCTAGAAATTGGGAGAGTTAGATTTATGAATCAAAAAGAAAGAGATGAATTTATGAGTGAATGTGTAGACGAGCTTATGACAATCTACTCTTACCGATACAGTTCAAGTAATTGTTTTGGAGAACTTATAGATGAACTTATGAATTATCCTGATATGAAAATTAGGGATTTCTTTGAAATGTATGAACCACAAGAGGAGGAAGAGGAAGAGGAAGACTTGGAAGACTCGGAAGACTCGCAGGCATAGGCATAGTGGCATTAACTAGGCAAGGGTAAGCGACCCCAGAGGAATATGCTTTTTAAATTGAACCTCTAATTATATAAGCCCACTACTAATTGTTAAGAATTGTTACAGAGTATCATATTAATACTAATAGCTGTTATATTAAGTGTGTAGTTTATTTTACTATCTTTTATGACTTTATCTTTTACATCAGATTTAATCGTTGATCTTGACGCAGAAGAAACTTTAAAGTTTCTCAAAGTTAATTACAAAGAGGTTACTTCTAAATCTGGAGACAAGTATTTTATGGTTCAACCTAAGATGCGAACTAACGGAAAATACGTTACTATTGTTGATCTTGAAACTCAACAAGAAGAATTAGAGGTTTGCAATGTATTTGTCTATTCTGACTCAATATTAGAATCTTAGTCCTTTCACAATCGCCTAGAACAGCCCTCTAAGTTGTTCTAGGTATATCTATAACCCTTATCTTTAGGAGAATTATGTATCAGGAAAATTATAAAGGTTTTGACATTAACGAGCTTTATGATGAACAACAAAAACCTTATTACAATATTGCTAAAGTTTTTAAAGATGACCCATATTATGAAATATGGCCTGTAGATTATCAGACTATTGATGATTGTAAAAAAGCTATAGACAATGGCGAGTTGCCTTAATTATTACAAAATGTAACAGAGTAGCGCATTAGTACCATAATGCGCTATATTAAATATGTAAACAAATTTACCTATCTTTATCACATGGCAAGATCATTATCAGTTCTATCTAAAATTTTAGGACTAACAACTTCTTCTAATCCTAACGAGAGAAGAGCAGCAGAAGAAAAGCTAGAGCAACAGCTTCAAGCTAGAGGTATCACCAGAGAACAATTAGAGCAACAGCTAGATATGTCTACTGTTGACGAGGAGATAGAAGCTATCTCATTTAGATATGGTCAACCTTATAAGCGTATCGACCCAGCTACAGCAACAATATTAGGAGCAGTTGCTAGGTTTTATAATGGCTCAGTTGTTTATTCCTTTGATGACGCTGATTATAACGGATATAGCTATAAGCGTACAATAACTAGACATTTTGAGGTCTTTTCATCAAAGAAAAGTCAAATAGAAATAGAAATCTATACAGACTATCTTTTACAGGCTTTAGATGATGATTGGACAAAGCATTGTAAAGAAGACCCATTTCAAGTTGCAATGATGGGTTCAGCCCACAGAAACAGCTTTAGAAAAGCATGGGCTAACAAAGTTGCTAGTCGTTTCTATGAAATGAAAAAAAATGAGGAAGAAAATGGTAGACAGTTACAACTTGACAGTAAAACTGTTAACCAATCTGCACTAGCAGTCCAAAAGAAAAACAATACAGAAAAAGAAATTATCAGAGCATACAAAAAACAAAAATATCCTAGATTAGTTTCTAGTTCTGGTTTTACTCAAGGCGGTTCTGGTAGTTCAGCAGGGCGATCAGCAGGCGGTAGCGTAGGCTTATCTAGACAAGTTGCTGGCGGTGGTTACAAAGCGTTAGGTGGGTCATAATGACTCATCTAACCTCTAAAGAAGAATCCTTACTTTCTAGGATTCTTGATTCCGATTGTAGTTATTTAGAAAATTGCACCGAAGAAGAATTTAAAACTTATTTTAAATTGCGAGGTAAATTAAATGACTATGATTAGTTCACCTTATGTTTTATTCAAACCTATGGAACAACCTAAAACATTAAAAGAGATAAAGGCCGAAAGAAGAGCCATTATTGAAAACGCTTGGTTCAATCACGAAATTACAGATGAGCAACTTAAAGCAGAATATGACGCTTTAGGTATAAATTTGCCCTCTCAGAATCGCCTAGAAGGGGCTTGAAAAAACTTCTAGGTATAATGCTAACCCTTATTTTTATCAATTATTATGGCTACAAGAAAAACAAAAAAATTTGAAGATGTAACAGTTGAGTTAAATTACTCTCAAGCAGTTAGAGATCAAATGAAATTCAACGATAAATACACTACTGGTAACGAGTGGGATGAAGAAACAATTCTTCATGCAGCCCAGTTTTGTAAAGTCTTTCATAACAAGACTTTAAACCCTTATGTTATCCAAAAGTTTCTTGATGAGTTCACAAGAACTGCTGGATTCCAAATTGATTATTAACAAATGTAACAAACTACCACAATAGTATTATAATTTGCTATTGTATAAATATCAGGCATTTAGCCACATGGGTTTTAACCACATGGACGAAAGTAAGACCTGACTAACTTTATCTTCTATCTTTAAGCTTATGGCTAATTCAACTCAAACAAAATTTCAAGAATACACACAGTATTTGTTTGATGCTTTTACATCTAACACCAGATCACAGGATTGTGTAGATCGTGGTATGAATAAAGTTTATTACAGCATCAAAGATGACCACCCAGATAAAGAACATATACGTCAAGATTTGATTTATCCATTGCATGATGATGAGTCACCAAACGATTGGCGATATGACACTATTCACACTTTGTTATCTGACTTTCTTGAGTATGAGAACAGACAAGATATAGAAGATCATATACATGAGATTATTGATGGTTCTGTTGACGTTTACAATGCTGATTTACTTAAGTGGGTACAAGAAGACCTTAGACGAGGTTATGTCGAGTCAGAATTTACTACTGGCAAAGAAAGTACATTTGAAAGAATTGCTCAATCACAGTATGAAGTTATTAGTCAGATGGCTTATCAGTTATTAGATTACATTGACGAAAACAAAAAGGAGCATGAATAATGACTAAAACAACCGAACAAAAATTCCAATTACACGCTAATTTCTTTTTTGAAATTACTTTAGAAAATCTTAGAGATTTATTCTGCACTATGGGTCAAGATACTTCTTATTGGTGTCACGATATAGTTGTAGGAGAGATAAAACAAGACTCAGCAGGGTGTTACATATTAGAAGATAATCACGAATACGAGGGTAATTGTGTATGGGTTAAAGACTTGACACTAGACACCAAAATTAAAGTAGAAGATATTGAAGAAGATACACATGAATTTAAAGTTAGAGATGTTATTAAAGCTATTGAAAACATAGTCTCAGGTAAGACTAATCTTAATACTGAAGATTGTGCAACTATTTTTGAAGCTTTTAAAGACGATAACTTAGGACTTATTGATAGCTCAATAGCAGATTCTATATTGCAGATAACAACCTACAACACCCTAGTTTATGGCTAGTGAGACTCGCATAGGGACTCGCAGGCACACACAATTAGGGTGGCATATAAAGATAGTACCTAGAGGGGAGTGATAAACCCCTCTTTTTTATTGTTACAAAATGTAAAGAAATACTGTAATAATACTAATAAGCAAAAATTTAAGCTATAGTAAGGGTGTTCAACAAACTATCTTTATCAAATGATTATTTCAGCTACACAAAAAAAAGAATTTATAGATTATGTCTATAGTTTTTATGGTTCGTATGATGCAATTTATCCGTTACATCATATAGTTACTAATCAAAAACTTTCAAAACAAATCATAAAAATGGCTGTGAATGTTTACGAAAATACTATTAATTTTCGAGATTCAGACACATTTACTTGGGGAGATGGAGACTCAATAGATAGGGAAAGAGTGCGGAACATTTTAGAAAACGATTTTCTTTTTAAGGAGGTTTTACAAAAATGACTGATTATTACATCATTCAAGAAATTGACAGATTTGTTACTAAGCCACATCTTTATGAAAAAGTTACTCAAGGTCTAAACGAGACTTACAAAGACTTTTCAAATAGATGTCATAAAATTATTAAAAAAGCTGAAAAACAGCTTGGGGGTAATTTTATTATTGCTGATATAACTTATCTTGAAAAAACAAATCAGACTCACTTAATACAGGGGGTTTAGAGACTTGCAGGCACTCGCTGAGAGACTCGCAGGCAAGCGAACACACACAAAAAAGGGTTAGGAAGAGCTAAGTAAAATTAGCTCTTTTTTTATTGTTAAGTTATATTACAAAATACTGTAACAGTAGCAATATCGTTTATAGTAAGGGTGTTCAAGCAACTATCTTTTATTATGGACAAACACAATTTTCTACCTTACTTTCAAACATTACAAGAGAATGGGTGGACTCTCAGAGAGTGCATACATGGTAAAGGCTCAGAAACACCTGCTCAAGTGCAACCTGATTGGTTTAAGGGATCTTATCAAGACTACTCTGACACAATTAAATCTTATATTCTTAATATCAAAATTCATGCAGGGATAGTTCAACAACCTGATACCTGCCTAGTTCCTTTTAGTCAAAGACTAAACAATCTTTAAAAAATAGGAGATCAAAATAATGAAAAATTTACAAACAGTAGAGCATGATTTTCCTATTTATTGGAATACCTATATCATGTATGGAGACTCATCAGGTTTAGAAGATGGGGAACAAGAAATTATAGATGAAATTTTAAAAGAATTAGAGCTTACAAATTGCGTAGACATAAAAGACAATCAATATTTTACATGGGATACGCCTTATCATATGCCGTCAGGTTATGGCGGAGACTATGCGACATATGTTTTTCTTGAGGACTTGGGAGACTCGCAGGCAGGCACTAATACAGTAAGTGAGCCTATTAAAAACAATCAGTTAGAATTATTCCCTAAATCTTAATTGTTACAGAATGTTAAGAAGTACTGTAATAATACTAATAGGTTAAAAATTTAGACTATATTAGGTTCATAGGCCACTAAGCCTATAAATTAAGTAAGCAGAGATAAGAGGGTGACATCAAGTCCGTTGGTCAGTTGCAACTTAGACCCACTCTTGAAAGCTGAGATCAGCTAGAAGTCCCAAAGGGGGAACTAACTTCTAAAGTATTACTTAATTTTTTTATTCTTTATATTTTATCTGTTATGCGAGTAATTGAACGTCAAATGATTCAAGCGATCATTGAAAGAAAAAATTTTAAAAAAGCCAATACTGAAGTTATCAAAGATGGCGATTTCATGTACATTTACCTACATGACAATTTAATTGCTAAGTATGGCCTAAACGATAACTGGGGACAGCTTTTTATAAGTCATTGTAATTGGTTAACTAATACTACTAAATCACGCTTAAATGCCCTTATTAGTTTCTTAACTGGTTCTCATGGTATCTATCAAAAAAATTTTAGATGGTATTTAGTTACACCTAATCATAATGATTTAGACATTACAGACAATTCTAGTTTTATAGCAGTTTAAGGACTCGGAGACTCGGGGACTCGGGACTCGGGGACTCGGGGACTCGGGGACTCGGGGACTCGCAAGCTCTCGCACATAGGCTTTCACAGGCCTATTTTTTTACACAAAAATTTTGTAGTACTATTGTACTATTCTTAAAAAAGGTACAAGGTGATACAAAATTAGTGTAGCATATTATACAAAAATTTCTGTATCATATGATACATTTTAGAATTGTTACATATTATTAAGAAGTATCAAATTAGTATTGTGTTTAATGTATTTTGTTATATTTTTAAAAATGTAATATTAATTACTATCTTTAACTATGAAAACTTATCAATGTTTTTTAGGTACAAATAAGCCTACCGGCGGCGTGGTTACTACCTATGAATGGACTCAATTCTTAAAACAGATTGATGCAACATTTACTGAGGGTTATACAGTTCAAAAAGCTATAGGTCGCTGGCGTGGGGTTAATGAGGATACTTTCCTTTTAACTGTTATTACTGATGAATTAAGAACGCTTCAATCTTTATGTCAAACATATAAAGATTTATTCAATCAAGAGAGCGTCTTAATTCAAGAGTTACCAACTAAACCTATTTTTATTTGATTATGTTTGATTCTAACCGCTATCCTGACCGCTACTTAGTAGGAGATAAAGAGAGCATCTTATATTATGAGATGCTTGAAGAAACACGCTACAAAGTAGAAATAAATCTAATTAAAAAATTTCTATCTTTTATTACTAAATGGTTGTAATTTATTTCATTCTTTTAGCAGTAACTATACTGCTAGACTTTAAAACTAAATAAACATTAAGGGGTTGTTAAAACCCCTTTTTTTATGTAATACTATAAGAGTATTCAATACTATCTTTTATTATGGCTTTCAAATTTCCTAATCCTGATGAATTTAAAGGTATTTATCATTTACCTTTTTATACAAAAATAATCGTAGATGAGCTTTATGAAGTGGTGCTTAAGCAAGCAGGCTTTGACCAGTGGGGACAACCAAAAAGTAATTGTCCTAACCCTGATATTGAAACAGAGGAATTAGAGCAAAGAGCTTGGGAACTCTACAAAAAAGAAGGCGCATTAGCTCTACCCGATGATGATGAATATGAAGACTAAAAACCACACTTAAAAACGATTTAAAGAGGCTTTAAGCCTCTTTTTTTTATGCTTTTTTGTTTTTGTATAAGCATTATACAAAACTGAGCCTAGTGATAGCAAGGGATCTCGTCTAAAATCGCCTGCAATAGCCTTGTAATTTGTTTTTAGTGTGATAGTACTCTAGGAGTATTTAGGCCTCTCTGACGGCCTTACAGAGTACTCTGAGAGTACTTTAAAAATGCTACTAACTACAAAATAAGCTTATTTTGTAATTGATATTATTTAGCTTATCAATCAAGCCTAAATGATAAGCTAAGCTTATATTTTACTGACTAGGTATAAATACTTAGTCAATCTTATTGTAAGACAGTTTTAAGACTTGAGACTTGCAAATAAAAATGTCAAGTAAAATTGCAAAATATTTATAAATTGAAATGATAAGCTAAGCTTATATTTTATGCAAAATAGATAAGCCTAGTTTATATGTACAAGCTTATACAAAATAGGTTCTTTGTGGCTGTCAGGCGGTGGGTAACTTCAAGG